GGATTTAAATATCCTAAAAAAACTTTTTGCTCGCATCATACGTCTCCAGCACAGATTCTGTGCGATTTATATTTTGAACGCATTCTGTATGCTCTGGTTTGGGCTAATCGTTTGGGCGGGAAGACCCGTCTCATCAGTATCCTGAATCATTTAGATTCTTTGATTAAAGGGCCTTTAGAAATATGTAATGCTGGAGCTGCCCTTGAGCAAGCTAATAAAGGCTATCAATATTACTTGGAATCATTTCGACACCCTTTACTGAAGCATTTCATAGCAAACTCTATTCAATCCAAAACAGAATTAACCAATAGTTCAGTGACTTCTATTATTACTGGCTCTTTTAAAGGATTTAATGGTCCGCACCCCGAAAAATTTCGGTGCGATGAAGTCGAGCTGATGGAGTTTAACGTTTTAGAAGAGGGCATGAATATGAGCAAATCCACTGGGCGTATTAGAGCCCAAGATGTGCTCAGTTCAACTAGAAAATTTAAGAGTGGAACCGTTCAACGATTGATTAACGAGAAAGACGAACGAGGTCTGACAGTTCTTAGTTATTGTATTTGGGATGTCGTTGAAAAATGCCATAGAGAATGTAAAAATGATAAGAAATATGGTAATTGCCCTATTTTTAATCTTTGCGGCGGGAAGGCTCATGAGGGTCGAGGTTGGTATCCCATTGAAGATTTAGTAAAGAAGGCTACTAATCTTTCTAAATCGACCTTTGAAGCTCAATGGGAAAATAAGCGTCCATCGGATGCCCCACTTGTCTATGGCGAATATTTTGATCGTGACAAGCATGTGAAAACATGGGATGAGTTATATAGGATATTCAAAGTCGATGAATTTAAGAAGCATAGAATTCCAAAGGACTGGACTAGGATTGGAGGCATCGACTTTGGAACTAATTTTGCTTTTGTTGTACTTGCATTAGAACCAAGAACTAGAACTTGGATTCAGTATTTTGAATATTTTTGGAATATTGATCGTCGTATTGAAGACCATGTGAAGTTGATGAAAAAACTTGATGATTTTGAATTTATCGACGAGATTTTTGCTGATCCAGCCGCCAAACAGGATCGAATTGAATTTAAGAGCCGTGGCATCAGAACTAAAAAAGCTATTAAGGATATCCTACTAGGAGTTGATGAAGTTAAAGCCGTTCTTCAGACAAACTCTGTATTGGAACGTCCGAAATATTTTATCGTTGATGGAACCTCTCCGGAGACAATTAGTGAATTTGAGAACTGGTCATGGAAATTGTTACCTGACGGTACTCCAAACACTGAAGAACCCGAAGAGCATGGGGATCACTGTATGGACACCGTCAGATATGCAATATACAGCTATGGCCGTTCAGGCGTAGCAAGCTATTCAACCCAATATGTTGAAGGAATTTAAATGAAAAAACCGTCTAAATTATTATTATCATATTTGGCTGGTTTTGCAGACGGTGAGGGCAGCATTAATATTAATGCTAATGATAGAGGGTTTAGGGTAGATTATGAATCAAGATTTGTTGTTGTTAATACTAATAAAGAGATTATATTTTTATTTCAATCTATCTTTGGTGGAAATGTACATCGGAGAAAGAAAATAGCTCATAGAAAACGTATATGGGTTTGGTCAACAGCAAGCAGATTATCTGTTAATGCTATTAAGTTATTAATTCCTTATTTGAAACTTAAAAAATCACAGGCCGAATTGGTCTTGGAATGGTCTAAAACAATCAAACGAGTAGGTGCAGGTGGTCATAATAAAAAGACCATTAAAAGAAGGCTCAGAATTGTTAAGAAGATGCATACGTTGAATCAAACCGGAGGCGCATAATGGCGGCCGTCGTTAATTTAAATGATGCACGAGCCTTATTGGATCGCGCTAGATCGGCGCAACAGAGTAAGTCTGGTCAAAGTCTGACGGCCAATGCTCAGGCCGATTTGAAGAAGTTGTTGGAATCTGAGCATCCTTTGTATGCAAAATATAAAATGCTATGGAAAAGTTTACAGGATTGGTATATTGGTGAGAATATGGAGAACTATATCTTTCGGCACCAACGAGAAAAAGAACCTCATTGGGAATCTCGCCGAAAGAGAATGTACTATTTTAATTATGTTCAATCCATTGTAAATCTCATCTCATCATACATCTTTTCAAAATCTGTTACTCGTCAATGGGAATCTCCTGAAGATCGAGAAGCAAGAATCCGACAGATTCGTGAACAACAGATTACGGAAGAATCACAACGTCAGACTGAAGAGCAGCAGGTGTCTGAGCAGAAGGCTATGCAAGGTCTTCAGGTTCCTCCACCTGATGCAAGTAAAATTCCTGAAGATTTAGTCGAGGCCCGCGTTCAGCAAATCATTGATAGTGAAAGTAATGACCTTGGTGATTTGGCAGATTTTTGGCGCGATGTTGATATGCGTGGAACAAGTATTAACGAATTTATGCTCTCTGTCGAGAATATAGTTCAGATATTTGGTTTTTGTGATGTATTTATGGATATGAATGATGTACCGCCCGAAATGAACATTGAGACCGAGCAAGATAGAGTAGATTTAGGGTTACGGCCATATTCTTTTGTTATTTTGCCTTTAGATTTACTTAATTGGGAATTAGGGGCTGACGGTCGTTTGAATTGGGTGAGATGGCGTGAAGAAATAGTTGGAAATGTTGGCCCCTTCGAGGAACGTCCGCCAAAAAAGTCTTGGCGTTATTTTACTTGGACAGAAGAGGAATGGTTTATTCACGAGATTGTTTATCAGAAGGGAAATAGTCAGCCCATTGTTTCTGAAGTCAACAAAGGTCAGAACCCATTGGGCGAAATACCTTTGACTCGATTTTATGATATCAAGCATCTCGTTGATCCATTTATTGGCCTTTCTCCAATGAAAGATATTGGTAAGATTAATGTAGAAATTTTGAATATCTGTTCATTGATCGACGAAGAGATGTATCAGAAGTCCTTGAATATTTTAGTAATGGAGCAGACTTCTGATAGAAAAAGTTCGGTTGAAATCGGTGCTAACAATGTCTTGATGTGGGAAGGTGAACATCAGCCATATTATTTGGCTCCGTCATCCGATCCAAGTCGGTTTATGCAAGAATTGATCAAGATGTGTATTCAGGAAATTCATCGATTAGCCAAGGTTGGAGGTGATACTGGAGTTCAAGAGGCTCAGTCCGGGATTGCGTATACGTGGGAGTTTAATCAGACTAACCGGATGCTTTCGGACAAAGCCGATTCCTTAGAACGTGGTGAGACTCAGATGCATCGATATTGGGCTATGTGGATGGGGTTAGAATGGAAAGGCTTTATTGATTATCCGGACTCCTTTAACGTGGAACGCTTCGAAGAAGAACTGAAGAATATTATAGATGTTAAGAAAGCCGTTCGTTCGCAAGAATTTAAACGCCTCATGGAGAAACGGATCGCGAATAGAGTGTTGACTAAGGTTCCTGCGATTCAGCGAGGACGTGTCATGGCAGAAATCGATGTGCGTCCAGAGGAAAAACAAGATTTTTATCCGTTTCCCCAATAACAAGTGAAAGGATATGAGGCGTATGGCTAGTGATTATGAAATTATTACTAAAGGCGGTCATGATTTTCTTCTTTTGAAAGATGGAACATTAATCCCCACCATTTCTGGTGGACGAGTCGATCCTCCGGCAGGCGATCCGCCCGAAAGTAAGGATACGTATACGAAGGATGAAGTAGCGAAAATGCTGGCCGATAACAAGAAGCTGATCACTCAATTACAACAAGGTTTGGAGCAACAACAGGGTGCGTTTGATGAATTAGTGGAAGCCATCGCACAAGCAGTGGGTGAAGAGGGCGAAGAGGAAGAGGGAGAAACCGAAACGGAAGAGGAAGAGGAAGAAACTCCTCCTGTAAAGGGAAAGGCCGAACAGGCGAGTAGCGAAGAAATCGCAGCACTTCGTCGTCAGCTTTCGAAAATGGGTAAGCAAATGGAGGAAATGCAAGGCGTGGTTAGAAGTCATCAAGAAACGGCTGAAATGGAACGGGAGATGCGTCTTGCATCACAACGAGATCAACTCCTGACTCAAGCGCTTCAGGAAGCAGGTGTGTTGCCTGATGCTATTGATGCAGGATTAAAGCTATTCCGAGATAATGTCGTTTACGATGAAGATAAAGAGGAATTCTTTTTTGAAGAAGACAAAACTGGAGTAAAGCTTCCGATGTCTGAAGGTGTTAAAGATAATATGCCCAACTATCTAAAAGCAACGAGTGTGAAAACCGGAGGTTCTGGCGGCCGTGGGTCTCAGGCCAGCGTTTTACTGGATCAGTCTCGCGCGAGCCTTGCGAAATTGCATGAGCAAGCCAAGAAGACTGGTTCAGAGGCTGATATCGCTTCGTATCATGCCGCGAAAAAGAAACTTATGGAGCAAGAGAAAGTACAGTCCGGAGAAAAAGGTACGCCCGCTCCGCGTACTGAACGCGGTGTGAAGAGGCCTGTTACTGCTGGAGCCGACGATGGAGAGGCACAAGAGTAGTTTTAACATTCTCTAAGGAGAAATACGAATGGCGTTTTCTGGTAGGGCAGCATATTCTAACTTTTCAGCCACAGCGGAGGACGTGAGCGATTTAGTATCAATCATTTCTCCGCGTGAAACCCCGCTTCTAGATATTCTCGGAGATGCACCGTTTCCAGCACGATCGGTGTTACATGAGTGGTTAGAAGATGATCTGTCTCCTAATACTATTGTGACTTCATCGGCCGTGACTTCGGATACTGTTGATACTGCAATCGGTATTGCCAATAACAAGGCACGTCGGTTACAGGTTGGTATGATTCTTCGTGGTCCTGCGGCATCTGGTAACGAGTATATGGTTATTTCTGCTATTTCTGGTAACACTATTACTGTGAACCGCGCATTCGGTGGTACTTTGGGGAATTCATTTGCTGCTGGACAGTCTATTGATATGATCGCAGATGCGGGGCTGGAAGGTGACGATGTCACGACAGACACCTCCGGTGTTCGTTCTCGGAAGCAGAACTTTGTGCAGCTTATTAAGAAAGACGTGATTGTGTCCGGTACTCAAGAAGCTGTGACACTGCTAGGTGGAGTAAACGATGAGTTTACTTACCAACAGCAACAGCGTGTTCGCGAAGCACTCAGAGATTTAGAGAAGTCGGTCGTGCTTGGTATTCTGTCTGGTAATACCATCGGTGGTTCAACACAGACATCTCGGCGTACCATGAAGGGGATTCGCTCTTTCATCGCCACCAACATCCAGTCAGTTGGTACAACTCTGACTGAATCTTGGCTTGGTAACGCTATCAAGTCGGCGTGGGATACTGGCGGAACGGATGTTGACGTGATTCTCGCTGGTGTAAGCGTGAAGAGGACTATTGATACATTTAACTCTTCGCGTAAATTGCTTCCTAATGAGGATCTCCGCTTCACGCAGTTGGTTTCCGAGTATGAGTCTACTTTTGGTGTGATGCGCGTTGTTCTCTCACGTTGGATGCCAGCTGGTGAATGTTTAATTCTGGCTTCGCAACGGGTGAAGGTGCTTCCGCTCCAAGGTCGTTCATTCCAATTCCGGGAAGTTGCCTCACAAGGTGACTCTCGTAAAGGAATGATCTTGGGTGAGTACACGGTCGAGCTTCGGAACGAAGAGGGTATGGCGCAGATTCGCGTGGTTTAAGTTATAATACCTGAGGACGGGCAGCGATGTGGGCTGCCCGTCTTTATTAATGAGGACAAGTATGAAAGAGCGGGAACGACTCCAAGCTGTTGGAAATCTAATAACTAATAAAAGAGAAGATAGAAAAGAGCGACTCAAAGCCAAGATTCGTGCAAGAGTTAAACTCCGGCTTCAAAAAGAATTGGCTAAAGTCGTTCTTCAGATGACGAATCACATTGATAGATTAAAACTTGTTCAACAAGAACTTGAAGAATTTAATCCTAGATTTAATCAATTGCAGATACATACCAAAGCTAAATGGTCAACCGAACTCCAAGGAATTATTCTTGGGCTCACTGAAATAGTTAATAAAGCGCCAAAGGGTTGATATGGCGACACTTATTGCATCGTGGGGCGGCAATCAAGATACGGTGTACGTTTTACGTGCCGAAGCCGATGACTATGTGGGTTCGGCAACGACTCCTGGATATAAAATAGATCCGACTGTATGGTCGAACCTTATGGCTGCTCAGAGAGAATCCTTGCTCTTGGCAGCAACTCGGGATGTCGATAACGCCGACGAATATCTAGGAGAGCGACAATTCGTTGATCAAACACTCAACTTTCCTAGAGTTCCTTCTGGAGAGTCTCGCTGGCCATGGGTTCAGCGTTCTTTGACTTCTGCCAATACTTTTAATATTTATCTTTCTGAACAGAAACGTAGAGTAAAGGCAGCAGTTATTGAGCAAGCATTCTCGTTAGCTCGTGATGGGGATCGAGATGAGCATATTGAACGTCAATTAAAAGGAATTCGTTCGTATTCTGAATCTATTGGGCCACTTTCTGAATCCGCGTCCTACGGCGGATCAGTGATGCCGTTATGTCCCGAAGCAATGGAGCTTTTATCTCCGTATCGAAGTGGTTCGGTTGAACTCGTGAGAGGATA